GTCCCCCAATTTGAATATATCAAACTTTCAAAGTCAAAATTAAGCAATTTACTTGAACGCTTGCCGTTTTTTAATAAAAAATTGAATTCCTCTTGCGTTAACGATAAAAATTGACTATTCCACATAACCACCTCCTTTAATTTTTAGTTTTGGTTTTCCTATCAAATCCCAAAGCACGTAGCCTATTGGGTCTAAATGATGATTATAATCATCAATAGGGGTTTCACTTTTTTTATCGTGCCAAATATAGTTGTTCAGCTCTTTTATTATGTTAATACTCGATGGGTCTACTACTATCTGCCAATCTTGAAGTAATGCAATCCTATCAATTATAGTTGGCTTTTTAATACCTTTTATATTCAGACCCCTATTCTTCAATTCAGAAATCAAACGAGGTTCTGCACTATCGGCAACGATAAGATTGTTACCAACAAACTTTTTATTCTCTTCAAATATTTCAGAGGTGGTAAGTCCTGAAGCATGTATGCATTCTTTGACAAATATTCTTTTGTTTTTTGAATCAATAGAGCATTGATCGAGTGTTGTAGGGTCAATTGAGAATCCATAATCTTGACCGAATACTATTTTTGAATGCTCTTCAAAATCTGATATTTGCCAATTGGTAAACACGCAACCTTCCGCCTTATCTAACCAACCGCCTAATATTTGATGCTTATATTTTAATGGGTTTTTAATCTTAACACTCTCAACCTCTTTAATGAAAGATTCATCGAGGTTATTAATATTATCCAAATAAGTAGTGTGAATGTAGGTTACGTTATCCTTAATACCAGACCACCCCTCTTGTACTCCTTTATCTTCAAAGAATCGTTTATAAATCCAATGCTCTTTTGTGGTTGGGTTGAGAATTAAAATAACTCTATTTTGTTTTCCTTTTTTCCGTACAGAAAGGTTTATCTTATCGAAAGTATTTTCATTTTGTAACTCCTCGGCTTCATCAACAACCCAAGTCGTTACGCCTTGTAACGATTTCAAATTTGCGGTTTGATCACCAGAGCTTGTTTTAATCCCTCTAAAAATTATTTCGCTGCCAGATTCTAAATTTTTTATTTCAGATTTCTTAACATCGAATCTATTATTTAATTGCATTAAATCAATCTTTTCTTGAAACTCGGGTATAATTGATAAATGTGCCGAGGTCATAGTTTGACGAGTAAAAAGTATCTTATGATCTTCTTCAAATGATAAAAGGTTAGTAAACCTGCCAACCTCAAAAGATTTACCAGAACCACGACCGCCTGTAATCACAAAATATCTAGTTTTATTGCCTAGAGCATCCCATATCTTACTGTGCTTCTTGATCATATATCTTAGATATGTCGAAGTTTTTGTTTGTATTATTGTTCTCGCTTTCAATATATTGCATCGAAAGTTTTTTGTGCTCTTCTGGAGTAGCCGTCAATTTATAAAGTGCCATTTGAAGTGCAGGCGCATTTGAATTATACCATTTTGACCGTAGAGATACTTTTATTGTAGTGCTATTGACTTCTAACAATTCCTTTAGCTCGTTAAATTCGGAAGAATTAACTGGGAAATATTGGTAAAAAGTAGGTTTTGAAATTGGCAAAAAAGCAACAATGTCCTCTATAAAAATTAATTTATTCTTTACTATAAATTCTTTTGCTTTTTCAAATATTTTAACTCTATCGTACGCCATTATCCTATATGTTTTGAGCGTGATGGTAGTACTGCCCTCCGTCTCTTGGCTGGAATGCCAAGCGCATTGCTTCTATGCTAACCACGCTTATATTATTTTCTTTCTGCCAACGTTATTTTTTCTCCCCTATACATTCCTGCTCCTATTTCATCTATTTTACTAAACGGTAAAATTGGAACGGTTATTTTGCAGGTCTTGTCTATTAGGTAAATGTATCTTAATTGGTTTCCTGATTGTAATTTACCTCCGTTTTCTTTTTGCAATAAGTCTAACGGAACTGTAAATCTATTATATTTATTCATTACCCATTTACTAATTAAAGAAGTTCCACATTGTATTGTAATTCTGTGGATGGTTGGTTTTCCTTTGCTTAAATGTTGTAATTCATTTGGTAGTTCCCATAAATCATTTTTACTACTTTTTATTTGAGTTAAAATAAAACCGCTTGCTCTATAAATAGTTCCATCTCCGCATTGTGTTCCATCCGAGAAACTTAACAACCATTTTATTTGCGGCGCATTCTTTTTAATTAACTTAATGGTAATTGCAATGCATCTACTTTCTGAATACTTTGGCAAATACTCATCAAAAGCCATTCTGTTAAGCTCAAGCATTTCATTCCATTTCTCATTCTTAGTTTTATTTCCTGAATCAACTAATGGTAAAACCTTTGATTTGTCCAATGGACATCCATAACTCAATACGCCGTGCAATTTATCATCTAAAAAACAACCAAAATGCAGTTTACTTGTATTAACTACCTTACCGCTATAATGATGTTTCTTAACAAACTCATTAGCAACCTTTGAAGGTATTACCTTTACTAATATTTCTTTTGCTCTGCCCATTGCATTACGATTAAATAAAGTGCGTTACCGTTTGAGTTTTCGTTCCCCATAGTTTCGGCATACTTATATTCCTCTGTTTTCTTTATATCATCAATAGCGTTTTTTATCTGCACCGCCTGTTCATCCGCTAATGTAAAACTCATTTGTTGGAATGGTGCTTTATCCCCATCGGGTAAACTAAACTCCTCGCCTAATTCATCAGAATCAATATCAAATCCTGGTAGTGATAATCCCCATTCTTCCAGTTTTTCAGAATCCCATTCATTAGCCAATATACCCCAGTCCCATTCCCCGCCTGAAGTATTATCTTTGATTAAAAATTCACGTTGTTTTTCTTCGGATAGATCAGTGATGATAACTGGCACTTCTTTTAACCCAGCTTCTTTACAAGCTCGATAACGCATATTACCTCCTAGGATAACCATATCCTTATTCACTACGATAGGGCGAATATTAAGCATCTCCGGAAAGTCTTTAATAGAACTCACAAGCTTTTTGAACTTATCGTCCTTAATCAGTCTAGGATTGTTCGGATTAAGTTTTACTTCATTTATTTTAACTATCTGCATATTGAAACTATTTCAGCTAATTTATTTTCGTGCGCCAATATTACTTTAGCTCTTTTTTCAGAGCATTCAAACTCTTCATTCTTAAATCTTTTCCTGTCTACTTCAACATCAAAAAAAGTAATCAAAACTTTTAATTTAATTTTTTTCATTATCTAGTAATTTTATCCAATCGCTCTCTTTTCCTAACTCTTCAAATTCTGGAACGTTTGGAATCTTATTTAATATCTCATCAAAATTTATACCCTTCATATCGAAAGGTAAAATATAACCATTTACTCCATGAGTTATTTGCTCTTTACCCGAAGCAAAAGGAGTGATCAGACAAGGTGTCTTCACTTGCATAGATTCGTAAACAGAATAAGCAAAACCTTCGGTATCTGAAAGCTGTACTAAATAGTCAGCCTTATTTATTTCTTTAAAAGGCTCTCTCGTAACGCCTTTAAATATTACACTAGGATTATTTTTAAAAGTAGAAACTAATTGCTTAGCAAAGTTATGAGTTGTACTTCCGTATACATTCCATCTGTAAGATATCTTTTTTTGCTCTAATTGATTAGCTAGTGTTAACATCCTTCCGAATCCTTTCTCTCCTGATAGCCTACTGAGAGTAACCAAATGAAGTATTTTATTCTTATTCTTTTTACCTATCTTAATTGAGTTATCTAATAAGTTGTATATTATTGCATCACATTTATACGGAGTTGCTTCCTCAAATGCTTCTTTGACTACCTCCCCTACACATACGTGATGAGTTGTTTTTTTATGCTTATTATACTTGAAATTCCAAGTAGCTATTACGTGTCTATAATCTGCATGTATGATCTGAACTACCTTACTAGCTTCAATATTATCATAGGGTGAATAACCCCAAGCCGTAGAATTAATAAAATAATCGAATCTATATATTTTTGATTTATCTATTTTAATAACATCGGTAAATTTTGAAGCGTCGAATAATAACTCTTCATTCTCGACCCAGTCAAAAAGTAGCGTTATGTTATAATGTTTTGCCATACGTTTACAAAAGTTTTCAACAAACCTTTCAACACCTCCAATTACATTATAATTACTTATATAAATTCCTAGCGATTTATTTTCCATGCCAACAAAGATACAAAAAACTTTTTAAACAAAAAAAACACCCATTAAGAGCGTTTTTATTACGTCGGTACTGGTACGGTACTGGTACGGTACTGGTACTATCTAAGTACTATTTTCATTCCCCCATCCATTTAAAACATTCTTTTACCGTATTGAAAGTATATGCGTTACTTATATTGTTTTTAACAAGATTTTTTAAATATTGATATTTACTATCAAAAAATCTAGAAGGTATAAGTTCGCCATTATTGGTGCAAAGATAAACTATACCTTCATCAACTATTACTATACCTTTATTACCAGATTTAAATTCAATCCCTACAATACTCATATTATTTATATTATCAAGATGTATTTCTTGTGTTTTTTTTGGTTCTAATATGATTGTTTTCATGTTTTATTTATTTAATTTTTTTATATTTAGTACCCCCTCTCATTAGCGAAATTAAATATAGAGCATCTTCGATAGTATTACATTTTTGCGCCTCGTCTAAACTTGTTGTATAGTTATCCTCATAATATAAGTACTCAGCCATGATTCCTAAAAAAGATCTCTCCACAACATACTTAACATTAATTCCGTTGGAAATTTTTCTTACCTTTAAAGTACGAAATAAAAAACATAATAATATAAATATTAAATATAAACCTCCTAATATTATAATAAATCCTAAAAACTTTAATAAAATTTCCATATTTATTTATTTTTAATTGTTATTTCTCCTGTAATCGGACAACTCCTATCTTTGAATTTAGAGTTAAAATTTGTATCTCTTTTTACTTGAATTAATAGATCTTCCATTGCTAGTCGATAATTTGAATAGTATCTTGGCACAGGAATGACATAGTCATAAATATAAGTGATCCATTTTCTACTAATCCGAAATAAATACCATTTAACGACTAGAGTTTGTACGACATAACCTTTTTCTCTTTTAACTATTCTAAACTCTGTTTTCATTCCGTTGCTTTTTTAAGTATTTGTTCTATTCTTTGAATATTATCTTGCGCTAAATTAGTATAGTCATCAAATTCACTTCCTTCCGTACAGTCAGGGTGAGCCATCATTGAGCTTTGAAGTCTGCTAATTGTTGACATTGCTTTTTTTAAAGCTTCAAACATTTCTGGTGCGCAACTAGCTAGTTGCGCATTATAATAAGCAGCTTCTTTTCCTGCTCCTTCAAAGTCTAATAAATTTTTGCTATCATAATGCGGTCCATATTTCAGCACATAAATCCATCCGTACTTTACAGCGTACCATCTATCTTTAGTTCCTTTAAACTCCATAATTTATTTATTTAATTTTTTTATATTTAGTACACCCTCTCATTAGAGAAATTAAGCATAGTGCATCTCCGATAGTATCACATTTTTGCGCTTCATCTAAATTTGTTGTATAGTTGTCCTCATAATGTAAGTAGTCAATCATCGTTCCTAAAAAAGATCTCTCCACAACATACTTAACATTAATTCCATCTGAAACTTTTATTACCTTTAAAGATTTATTTTTGCCTTGCTCTACCATTTCTTTTGCAATAACATAAGTATGCGATACAAGTTCTTCTACAGTTAGGCTTGTCATTCCATAACTTAAAAGTCCCTGCATTGCTAAACCAGCGAAATGCTCTATTTTAGTTAAACAATCTATAGCTTGACGCCCATGACTTTGAATTGCATATTCAGATTGGGTCTCTTTTTGCTCTTCAATTCCTTCGTTTGAACCCTCATTAGTTTTAGTAAAAAAATAGCTACTATCTGAAAAAAAATTTCTACGAATATTATTATCATCCATTATTGAAAACATTTTACTTATACTATCTGAATAAATAACAAGATATTTTTTGCCATTTTCAAAATAACCATTACTTTCATCTATGTATCTTACATAATCCCCTATTTTCATATTTTATTTTTTTAATACATCATTTATTCTTTGCAAAATCATTGCTTTTTTTATTATGAGATAAACTATGTTATCATCAAATTTTTCAATTACTCTCCCACTCTCTGGCATTATACCTTTAACTAAATCGTTAGTCATATCTCTTATTGAAATCTCATGCTTCAATAGAAATCCATCTAATATCTTTTCTGGTATTTCACCACTAATATTAGACCCTTCGTTAAAGTTATGATAGGGGTCGTTATTCCTTCTATATTCCCTACCTTTTTCTATCAAAAGCTTTTCTATATTAGATAGTGTTGCTTTTACTACTTTTTCAAATGCTTGTTCGTTTTCATTCATAACTATACACTGAATAAACAATTATTATCAACCAATATAAAACTTCCAGTTTCAACGTCTTTACTTCTTAATACGGTAAAACCTAAAATATGAAATTTTCCTTTCTTTTTATTTTTTTTACAATATTTAAAATCATATTCCCTCGATACATACTTTAAGTCCTTAGGATTTAAAGCTATAGATGTAAAATCTGCATTACTTTCACTAGCTATGAGAACGCTTACTATTTTATACATTATATCCATATTTATTTATTTATATCATTAATATTATTTAATTCCATACCCAACGCCTTTTAATAAATATATCTAAAATCATAATTTCGTACTGCTCCATATCTGAAAAAGTTTTGCCATTAACATACCATTTTCCGTTTACTAATTTTACGTCCATTCCTTTAAAATTTTACGTTCATTTATAAGTTCTTTAACTGTGTTAAATCCAAATGTAGATCTAGTTTCATATATCTTGGCTAACTCTCTAAGTTGATCGGTTGGACTTAGTAAGACTTCAAAGTCCACTACTACTATACTATTTACCATTTTTAATAAATTTATTATTTAAAATAATTAAAGCTAACTTTTCTAATTTTTGTTGTTGAGTTTGTTCAGTTTTCATAATTAAGAATTTTTATAGTTAAAATAAATTAGTGAAGAAATTGCAATAGCATCTATTGCAATTATAAATATTAAATTGTTTTGAACATAGTTTACATCTAAAATATGTACTAATATTATAGATAATAAGAAAATAATTGTCAGAACGTTTGTAATTGTTTTCATGATTTCTTTCATTAAATTATAATTTTATAAATTATTTTTTATAGCCATAATTCTTCTTTCTATATTTCTTTCCTCGATAGCTACTCTTTCAGCATCTGAAAGAATTTTAATTTCTTCAACTTTGAATATATCTTCTCTATTGATTTCTTTTTTTTCACTAGGAACTAGTAGTTTTTTAACATCTTTCTTTTTATCACCAAAGAAGTATCCGTTTTCTTTAAAAAAAGCTAATTTTTCTTGTTGTGTCATTTTAATAGTTTTCATAATTTCTATATTTTAGTTT